GTTTTGGTTTCCACGAATTCAATTTCATCCGTCATATCCATCAAGATAGAACCAGCCGAACCCATTTGAAGTAAAGCGTTAAAAAAGGCAGCCCTTTCGTCCTCATTTGTTTTCGTGGTCTTTCCAACTCTTAATGGCATTCCATAAAGTTCGGCAGCATCCCCGTTGAATCCTAGTAAATTCCTAAGCATGATTTCGTATTGGGCTACCTCATATAATAAACCATAACCCACTTTTGAGATTCCGATATTTGAGTTTGTAGTAACCCAAATATGCCAATCTTTGTAGGGTTCATCTAAGAATTGTGCACCACTTAAAGAATAAACGTATGAAGTGACGTTCAACCTGTCCGGAGATATATTGTGCCTTCTGATTATACTTATGTCTTTAAACTCATCGTTTTCAATGTCGCCTAAAGAAATTAAACTATAACCATAAAATTTCGCATCTAAAGTATAATCTATAAAATCGTTAAACCATTTCGCTTTGAATATTTTTGTTGCCTCTGGAATATCTAACCCGTCATCTTTGCAAAGTTTAAAGTCTTTTAAAAGCACCAAGTTTTTTCTTCGCATCATACACGAGTGAACGTGTGCGTTTAATCGAGTGTCTAAAAACATTCTTTGCATTCTTACCCTGTGTGGGTACCATGCTTGTTCCGCCTCTACAATAGCCTCTCTCCACATTTGTATGTCATGCCTCATTCTTTGAAGCTGAACGGGAGTAATATAGCCTGAAAGATTTTTCTTAGTATCTTTTATTGATCGCCAGTCATTAGAACCTTGTGCAACTGGTCCATCAGTAGCCGTTGGAAACCAATAGTTCTTGATTTGAGATAAACCTTTTTCAAAAATATTCATTAGAAACTGTTTATAATTTTAATATTGCCACCGTAGCGTATTCTTTGCCCTTGCTTTGGTTGAATTATCGGTAAAGCCGGTGTAACTTCCCCTTTAGCACACATTTTTAACCAACAAATGGCATCGTCATATCTTTTTACCCTTAATTCAGGTATATTTCTTGGGGCTATTCGAGTGTGAACGTGGTAAAGAGTTAAGTCAATTAAATACATGACCATTTGCTGATCTCTATTATCCGTCATTAACCAAACTGGATTTGTCGGTAAAGTTCCTGCAGCTATTGTATAAGCCGTTTTTGTTCCCCAATATTGTGCCGCACCGTCTTTTGTGTCATCGGGTGCTATATTATTTAAAGGAATGGCTTCAATTCTGTCGTATTGTAATAAAGTGTCGTGATCTAAAAGAGGCGTTTGAACTAAAGCCTTATAAGTGTACCCTTTCCAATAAACCATATCCCCTACGTTATAATAAGCCGTGTAATCAAACAGTGGGTAAGGATAAACTACCGAAAAGATTGAATATTGACTTCCTAAAGCAGTCCATTTGGTCAAGTCAAACGAACCCGTAGTTGCAGCCGTACAAATAAAAACAACCCCGTTGTATAAACAAAGATTGTTAATTGTATAACTCGTTGTTGAGGAATAAGTAACGGCATCAAGATAAACCCTATCTCTTACGTTGTAAACTTTTAAGGATGACCATGCGTTTAAATCTGAAAATTCAACCGAAGTGTCATACTTCTGTCTTAGATAAGAAACTGCTTCCGCTTGTGCTGCTAATTGTGCTGCGGATAAAATAGTCAAATCGCTGGTAATTACTTGTTGTAAATTTACGTCTTGGATTTGCTTTTTATAATCATTCGGAATTAGGTAACTCATCTAAATGTATTTTTGGGAATATTTTTGCTAAAATTAATACTTTTTTGAACATCACCTGTTTGGTATCTTACAAACTCATCAGCAAATGCCATACACAACAAATAATCAAAAAGATCGGTAAAGTGTCCTACTTTCTGATACCTTACCTTTGTTTTTGAATCTGTTTCCATTTCCTTTGCCTTCGTTCCGTCTGCTGATTCTTTCAAAAGTACGAAATCATTGATAGTATTTTTACATTTGTCGTCTATCAGTATTTTTATTCCCCCTAATTCTTTTTCTAAAACCGTATTAATCCAGTTGCCTCTCATGGCAACCGAAGGATTTGCTTTGCTTATTCTCATGTTTGGGCGGTAATCTTTTAACTCATCTTGAATAAGTCTATAAAAATTATATCCTTTCTCCATTTTGGTGTCTTCCTTTTGTGCCGTAGCATCTCCGTAAACAAATAAACCCGTTTTGTGGGCTGGGTATCTTCTTTTAAATTCAGCACAAACTGATTTAATGGTGTTTAATGGTGTTTTTCCGGCTATTTCATCAATCATCATAACCTTTTTGCCAACAATTTGAAAGATTCCACAAGGAAGATAAGGATTGACGTTGTCATCCCAACTAATATGTAAAGGAATGTCGGGGTTGTATGTTTCCTTTGAAACGTGTTTGTCCAATTCAAAGCACTTGTAAAATTCGCCCCCTGTTTTAAGTTGTATGTCCCAATTACCCTCTACGAAAACCTCGTATTGGTATCTTGGAAGCATTTTAAGACTTTCCAAATACTCGGGGGGAATGTAAGGATTATCAAAAATTTTAGCAGGTATGTAAGCTATTCCATTTGGAAGGGTGTCGTTTGCCCATTTGTCGTATATTCTGTCTTTCAACCATCCGTTTGTCGGGTTGGCGGTCATTATTATTTTGGAAGGGCAACCTTCGGAATGAAACCACGATCCTGCTCTTTCTATTATCTTGTCGAAAGTTACTTCTTGTATTTCGTTTGCTTCATCTATAAAAGCCCCGTTTATTTCTAATCCTCTGAACCTGTTTAATTCTTTGTCGGTGTCAAAACCTTCTGCCATGAATATAAACTGACTCCCATTTGTTAAAGTAAGGGTAAGGGTAGATTGATTAAAGTCTTTAACGTATTGACCGAATCCGTTTTGTATGAATTCGTTTAAAGTAACTAATAAAGTTCTTTTTAATGTAGGTAAAGTTTCCCGAAGAAACACCCACCGGCTTCTTTCATACTTAAAAGCTAAAGTAAAAGCATATAAAATTAAAAAATAAGATTTGCCACCACGAATTGCCCCACCGTAAAGTGTTATTCTGTTATTGTTGGCAGCTATGTACGCTTCCCTTTGTTTTGCGGTTGGGGTTATTTTTTGAGTTTCCATTATTCGCCTGACCAATCAATGATAATAGGCTTTTGTACCGTTATGTTTTGATCTATCGTTTCCTTCGGTTTGCCGTATGCTCGGTCTAAGATTAGTGAAGCTGCTTTAGTATCTCCTTTTATTGCTTTTTGTCTTAATGCCATTAATATAGCTTTAGCGGCACTTATGTCGTTTTGTTCATCTCCTAATACGTCTGCAAGTAATTCGTCCAGTTTAGGCAGCTTTTTAGGTCTGCCGTTGGGATTACCTGATTTACCTTTTGGGAATGGTTTTAAATTATCCTCTTTTGCCACTGTTTTTTCGTTGTTTCTGTAAAATTAAGTTAATTCCCAACTTGTAGTTAATCTATGTTTTGAATTTGTGTTTTTATCATTTGAACCGTGTATTATACCGCTTGTTGCGGTCATTCTTCCAAAATGTTTACAAATCCAATTTTTTTGTTTTTTTAAACCAAACATTAAACTTGGTGCTGATGTAACAATAGTGAATCTCCAACCATTTTTTATATAATATTTGCCAATTTCATTCAATAATTTAATACCTATGCCAAGACCTTGATAATCTGGCAAAATGACCAATCTATGCACTTTTTTAATGGTTTTAGCAATAGGATGTGGCAAATGTAATACACTGCACATCCCACATAATTCATCATTTAAAAACGCACAATAAACAATAGCTGCATTATTATGTGAATGACTTAGATAATGGTGTTTAGCAAACATTTTCCAAATTGACTTATCGTTTGTTTGGAATATCTCAAATTTAATGTCGGGTCTATTTTTTTTTTGCCCTTCGCATTTACGAAAAGTCATTGTATCTGTATCAAAAACCCAATCAGGTAATAACCAATCTTTTACATCAAAATGACAAGTTATTGCTATAAATTGTTTGTTTGTTTTTCTTATTGCTTTTTGCATAGCAAATGAACCAATTTTAGCAACATTACGATCAACTACGCTTGTAAATTCATCAAAAACAAATAAATGTTTATCAGATAAAATTGCTCTTGCAAGATCAACTCTCATTTTTTCCCCATTAGATAAAACTGAATAAGGTTTTAACCATGAAGGCGGAGAACTAAAACCAACTGAATTAAACGCTTTTGTAATTTCCTCAATAGAACAATTTTCTGGCATATCATCCAAAATTGTTTCTTGATTATATTCAAAATTTGTAATATAAGAATTTGGAAATAATTGTTTTGCAATAGTTGTTTTACCGCTTCCGCTTTTACCTACAATTAATCCAATTTGCCAATGATCATCAATATCAATATCCCCAATAAAATGTTCTTTTATTTGATTAGATTCTAAATCAAATTTTCCCATTATTGATGCAACTCTAAAAGTTTTTTTAGGTTGTGCGGTTTTTATAATGTCAAAAGTCGGCATTCGTATCCTTGTTCTATTAATTTATTATATGTCATTTCTTGTGATTGTTCATCTTTGCAAACAATTTCTATTTTGTATTCTGATTTTAATTTTTCGCTTAAATCAGTCATTTCTTGTTCTTCTTCAATTTCAAAACCTTTTATATCCAACCCCCATTCTATTAATTCTTGTGCATCCCAGTTATTTGCTAAATCATCCCAATCCCATTCCCCGAATCCTACATTGTTTTTAATTAAAAACTCTGCTTTTTGTTCTTCCGTCCAATCATCGGCTAATATTACTGGCAAGTCTTTCATACCTAATTCTTGAGCAGCTTTTAATCTCATATTTCCGCCAAGTACAACAACTTTTCCGTCTGTGTCGGTAAAACACACCAAAGGTCTTTTTTCCAACATTTGAGGAAAATCGCTTAAAGATTTCACAAGTTTTTTGAACTTATCATCTTTTATAACCCTTGGATTTTTGGGGTTGGGTTTTATTTGTTTTATGTCCATAATGTAAAATTAAGGTAAGTT